ACTTCCTTCCCTTCAACTTAAATGCTATGCAAGGTCGTGTCGCTTCTAACCTTAATCAGGTTAGGTCCCAAAATGTTAATCTCAGTCAAAGTCAACAAATGACAAACGTCAATCAACACACGTTTACTCATGACTTGACTCAAACTTCTTCTAAGCAATACTCTGCCGAGAAACCCGCTGTTCTTTCAGCTCTCGGAATGCCAGACGCTTATGAAGCTAAGTTTAATATAAATGCGACCCTAAGTGATGCTATACAATGGAAGGAATTTCAACGTAAAGAAAAGGAAAACACAGACAAGGAAATAACGAAAAAATTGGAACAGATCAAATTATCTTCAGTAGTAAGAGATAACAAGCTTACCAGTAAGTCCATTTCAGGTCATTTGCCTAATCAGATGAACCCGTTATTGGATGAGTTTGAAGGAACTATCAACCCTTCTGCTCATAATTTTGCTGGTGAAGTAGTGCCTCTTATGTTCAGATCTCAAAAAGATGCCGGAAAAGCCATGATATTCAAATATCAAAATATGCGTATACCATGCAATGTTGGCCCAGAATTTTTAAAAATATTTCAAAGTCATCACGCTTTTAATACTTTAAAATACAGCGTAGACGATTTAATGACAAAATCTGGAGGACAACATCCATCTCTAGCTTTCATCAGAAGATTCTTCAACTATAGATTTATTGCAGGAACACTATCTCAGAATGGTGAACCTTTTAGAATAGGAGTTGGAGCTGGTGAGGCAGTTAAAAGAAATGCAGCCCAAGGTATGAAGCATTATATTCACTATAATCCATTTGAAGGAGTTCAAGATTCTTTAAGATTTCAAGACACTCTCGAATTGATGGACAGAGGAGTAAATTTAACGGATCGTTACATAACACATGCCTTACAGGGAGAAGGGTTGGCCATTGAAGAAGCATGGGAGGGTTTGAATTTCGACGGAACTTACAATCATCAAGACGTCGGAAATTCTACTCGACCTGTGGAACTTCATTTGGTTGATTCACTTTATTATGGGTTGTTGAGATGGTGTGGTAGGATGCTGAGAAAAAGACATGTAAGAAGAGCAAGAGCCTCTTTTCACTGCTATCCACCACAAAAAGAAAAAGCATATGGAGTATACCCCGACAATGAGGGATCATGGTATTACAATGACAACGGGAGATTAGTAGTCGAAATGGCCGGAAACCAAACCGCATACAATCACGACAATTGTTTAGGTGAACTTTATCACCAACAAGCTACCTTTAGAACATTCTCTTGGAATGATCTTCAAGACCCAATTCACATTGGAGTCTTTGTGAAAGAGAGAATAAAAATGGGCGATGTTTACTATTTGGAAGTAGAAATAGTGAAAATATGGAACAACAGGGCTATAGACAATACTTTGATTATGAATGCTAAGCCCTCCATAACTTTGAAATCGGTAGCATTAGACAAGAATTGGCACTCTAGTCAGATGAGTAAGTTATCTTCGGATGGCTTTGATTTTGTCAGGGTCCAAGATTACATATATGTACCAAAGTACATATACAATGATTGTGTGGAATGGTCTGAACTTCAAGTTTCAGCAAAAATATCCATAGAACAATATCTCTATCTCCTTAACATGGCATTAGGAAAACCCAAGATATCCAAAGAAACAATGAGATCTATGTTGAAAATAGCAATAGAAAACTTGAAAGAAACTTCTCAAGCACATGCTTTGGTGCAAGTGATCGTCAAAATTTCAAATGAGTCAGAAATCGCTACTGACCATTTTCTTAGAACTGACAGATCCTGCATTGAAAGAAACAATAGAGCTGAAGATAAACCAAAGGAAAGTTTTATATGGCCCTCTATCCATAATCTACAAGTTAGGTTTAATGATGTCTTTGGTCATCCAGAGTTTAGAAAGAAAAATTTAGTCAACATACTCTGGTTTTTATTTGCTTTGGTATTGATAATGACCACCGGATTGGCCACCTATAGTTTTGCCCGATCCATCATTCGTGGACCAATTTTCTCTGTAGATCTAGGAAAGTTTCGAAAATTCTACGATGGACAATACAGAGAAGACAACTGGGGACAATGTCAAGAAGGGGACACCACGCATAAGTTCTGGAAAGCTGAGCAAAAACTGAAGAAACCGTGGTGGATTGTCGAAGAAAAATGTGAAGACAACCCCTTTCATCCAGATTTTGTGGAGTGGTTTCAAGAGGAAAATGGGTTCAAATTTAAAGAAACTCCCGAAGAAGAAGAAAAGAAATTTCAGGAACAAATGTATGAATACATTTTCGGACCCATCATTTCAATGTTCCAATTTATCGGAGACATAGCTGTCTACATTAAAGACTACTCCGTTAGAACCATAGTATATTTCAATACTATGGGAAGGATCCAATTACTTCCAGCAGTGTATGCTCTGTCAACAGAGGCACAAGAAGCCATGCGCACTACCGAATTATGGGTAGACACACTTTTCTGGCTATTCTTGGTGTGGTGTTATCTCTTCAAAAATTTTATGAAAAAGAGAAATGCCAAAACATATACTACCTACGCTTACAAAGTGGGAAAATCGAGATATTACTACAGATCATGTGTATCTCCAGCTTATTGGTCAACCAATAACTTCAACACCGATAGTCGTAGGCACAGCTTTCTATTTAAGGAAGCAGGCAAGAAATATAGGGGACTATTCTCAAAAAATAATGAAAGAGAATTCAGAGCTTTAGTTGATTGTTGTCCTAAAAGACATGAAGCCCCTGAAATAGCTGGAAGCATCTTGTTACCAAAACCAGTCACTTTAGAAAAGGTAGAAATTGTCAACTACCACAATTGTCCAATCACCAATTGCACCGCCATCAAAAGATCAGGCGCTGAAGTTCCAACTCCTGACAAAGAAGTTTTAAAAGAATTCAAAGAGTTTTTGGAAACAGAAGTATATCATAGATTTGATAAAATAGCTGAGCAATTTGAATATTCTTATGCAATCTGGTGGAACCACATTACTGTCAAACAAAGAAGACAAGTAGAGCCCTATCATCCTGAACATGGAAAGATAAACTATTTCAATAGGAAACAGGTAATAGATGAAATTTGCAACTACAGCAATTTCGTAAAATCGGAAGACCAAACGCAAGGACCTGTAGAATCAAAGACTAGAAACATATGTAATGTAGGTCCTTTTAGAAAAGCTC